AATAGTGCTTCTGCCATTATCTTGCGTCTTGTGGTAAGTTTTTATTAGCAGGATGAAATCCTTTATTTGGTAAGTTGTTAGGTTGTATGCTAACTTGGTAAGGATTAGTTACTTTAAATCCTCGTTTACTTGCTATATCTGTGCCTATCCTACGTGCGTTTGGATTAGTTACGTCAATTCCTGCACCCTCAATACTTGCGAATGTAAGGCGTTTGAATGAATGGTGGCATCTTGGCCCTCCTTTGAATAGAAACACGTTGTATGGTTCTCCATTATGCCCAAAACCTTTGTTTACCGAATTAGAGTTTACGTTTTCTAAGTCCTCTTTACGATAAATCTTGTTAGCACTCATCATAGTTTTACAAAATGCTCTCTCTGGATTAGGATTGCCTGCGTATTGGTATCTAACTTTCCATTGAATATCCTTTACTACTTTGTCTTGTGAACTCTTAGCATTAGGAATAGCTTTAACCACACTCGCTAATTTTTGGAATAAGTTTTGTTTAGGTTTGTAGTTTTTCAACTGCTCATCTAATTCATCCTCTAAATCGTAGTCAACATCTCTTTCATCTACTAATACCCAACCCTCTAAATCTAAGTCCTCGCCAAGTGCTACTAAACCATCAGAGTCCAATTCAATTTCTGCGCTTAGTTCCGTTCCTGTTTCTTCGGCAACTTGTTCCTTATTCATTGTATTCTCTAAGTCCGTAAACTCTAAAGGTTGTAATGTTTTAAAGTATAATTTTAAGCTAATTCCGTTAAACGCTAAAATCTTTTCAATTGCGCTTAACATTTCGTCTTGCATTGGCCGAATAACCATATTATCAAACAATACAACTGAATTTTTTAACTCGTCTGCATTAGAACTAAAACCTGTACTTGTTGCAATACCGAAAATTAAAGGCGATGTAACCGTATGCCCTAACATAATCTTACGCATACACTCCTCACTCAAAAATTGGTATTGGTCTGCAGCATCGTTTAAAGGAATATCGTCAACCGTTGTTTTGCTTTCCGCATTATCGTTAAATGCTACAATAACTTTTTGACCTCGTGAACCTGTTAACTTGCCTAATACTCTGCGTGAAATCTCGTCTTGTTGCTCCTCTGTTGGTATTCCGTTGTTAAAGTTAACTACCTTTGTGCCTGAGAATCCGTTTTGTACTTCGTTAATTAAATAGTTAGAAATTTCTTCTTCTAACATTGCATAAGGTAACGCACCGTGATAATCTACGTGCGAGTAATATTTCATTCCAACCGAATAAGGCTGTATAAATAGAATTTCAATCTTATCTTTAGAACTACCAAACGCAGAGAGTCGTTTAGGTTCGTATTTTTTAGTATCTAACCAATTATCAGAATAGTAATAACCATCAATTTCTCCGTTTTCGTTGCATTTTTCCGCACGTAATAAGTTAACAGGTATGTGAAGTGCCTTTAAAATCTTATCGTGTTTCTCGTTATAATGTACTTGAATAGCAGACTGCCCTAACATCTTTCTATCTATAAACAATTTACGTAAACATTCATCGCTTAACAACGCTTTCATTTGTGCGTATTCGTTTGGCTTTCTGTTCGCATCTAACGCACTTAATCCTTTTCCGTATAATAATCTGCATACGTTGTTTATAATGGCGTTATTTGTCGTAGAATTAGTGTATCTGTCAATTAAAAACTGATAGTAATTATTATCTGCTCCATACTCTACCCAATTATCTTTTTTTGATTCCGTAATTACTGGTGTATTGTATGCTGCAAGATTTAATATGTGTACGTTATTACTCATAAAGTTATAAATTCGTTGTTTGATGTATGCGATGTATAAGCGTCTTTATTTACTGTATAAACTTCTGGTTGTTGCGATGTAACAAAGATTTTATCTCTATAAACGATGTTTGTTCCGTTGTACATTGTCAAGTAATAAAAATGCTCATCCTGTAAATTAGTAGCAATAGTAAAATTTAATGTTTTATAGTACGAATTAGATACAACTGAAACTGATGTTATAGGTACTATCTTATTTGTTAACTCGTTGTATATAGTTACGCTTGTGTAAGCATCCGAACGTGGACTAATTGCAATTGATTTTACACCTGAAGTTTTACTTAATATCTGCATATTAATATAACCTTAAAAACCTTGTTTTGTTTCAAAAAAAAAGCCTACCAAGTTAATGATAGGCTTTTAACACTTAAATAATATTAAGCTACTACAATAGTTGCTGGCGAGAATATTGTAAGTAATTCTGTTTCGTTGGAACAATCCAAGAAGTTAGCAGGTACATTTTCCATACCTGTAAACGTTAATTTGTAACCGTTGAAATCTCCCATAGCTACACCATCAGAGATAGTACCGGCAGTCATATCCATACCTCTAAACAAACCTGCAATTTTAAACTGCCCTGCTCTGTTTCTAACTACGATATGTGGTCTACCATAAGCTAACAATTTAACAGTTTTAGTTGTAGCTAAATCTTGTTTTTTCAATTCAACTGATAATACTTGCTCAAAATAAGTAGTTCCATTTTCTCTTGAAGTTTGGATAGTTTCTTCAAAGGAATTATTACCTTTCAATTCGTACTTGTATAAAGTTGGAACACCGTTAACATCCATAATTTCATCCGTACTTGCTGTGTAGGTTACGTCTGTATCTTTAATTTTGTAGTTAATAAAGTAGATAGCATCTAAACCACCTACCGAATTTTTACAAGGCTCTACACGCCCATTTGCTATATCACACATATTTTATAGTATTAAAAAAGGGATGGCGTATATTGCACCACCCCTTTTAAGTTAATTAATCTAATTAGTTAGCAGAGTTAACGATTCCGTAAGTAACGATGTCTTGAACTACTGCGTATTGAACTCCTGCAGTTAAACGCATAACTACACGTACATTTTGAGAACCGTCAATATCAGCCATATCAATAACTTTAACTTCGTTATGGTCTGCTAATAATCCTGTACCAAAGTAAAGGTTATCTACAGTTGTACAAATTGCTGTGTTGTTAGCTAATCCGTTTGCAACGAAAATTTTAACTCCGTCAAACATTAACTCTCCGTTAGTGTACCACATTGTACCTTGTCCTTCTTTACCATTAGCACCTAATCCAGATGCTCCGAATCCACCCAATGCACGAACGTAAGCCTTAGCGATGTTTTGTGAAACGTAAATTCTTAACCCTTCGTTAGTATACAAAGATGCAGGAATAGCGTCTACGATTTTACCTAACTCTGTGATAACGTTTGCTGCAGTAACTGTTGTTCCTGTTACTTCGTTTGCTGATGGTAACGCTGCGTCTGCTGCTAATAATGTAGCGAATCCGTTAAACTCTCCTGCGTTAGCAGTTACACCACTCCAGATATTAGTTTCGTTTTTAGCCGCTACTTTTGCTGCAACGTGTCCGATTAAGAAATCAGCAAATGTTTTAGGCAAAGTGTCAAATGCAGAATAACCCATTGAGATAGCTTCCCAATCTGAACGGAAATCTTTTTTACACAATTGTAAGTTTACTTGGAACTCCTCTGGTTGTAAAATTCTTTCTGTTAAAGTAATCGTAGATGTTGCATCAAAATCACAAGTAGCGTTTTTCAATACATCGTCTGTTGAAATTCTTTTAAGAACTTCTTTAAATTTAACATTAGGCTTTACTGTGATACCTTGTTTGTCAATTGTGTTAGCAGTCAATAATGCTGCTGCTACATACTTACCTGCGAACTCTCCAGCGTAAGTTGTTGTAATACTTGTTGTTGTTGGCATTTCTTTTTATTTTTAATTATGAATTAATTTTACTCATTACTCTATCAAGTGTACTCATCTCACGATTTTGTCCGTACTTGAAATTTACCTTTGTAGCTTCTACTTCTGGATTGTAGTTAATAGGATTTACTACCTCTAATTCTACTTTCTCCTCTACTACTTCTTTTGTTTCTAATTGTGCTTTAAGTGCTACCACTTCAGCTTTTAACGCTTCAAATTCTTCAGCAGAGAAACGTGTTTCTTTACTTACTGATTCGATAATGCTTTTAGGCGTTTTAACCTCTGCTTCTGCTTCAACTGGTACTTCTTCTTCAGGTGCTTCTTCAACTACTTCTTCTTCAGCAGCAGCTTCCATATAAGATGCGATAATACCTTCAACTTCTACAGTTAACATAAAACCATTTTCCATTTTGTACTCGCCAATTGGCAATGGAATTTTTTGCTCATCTTCTGTTACGATAAACACTTCTTGTTCTGCTTCAAATGAATCCGCCTCTAGAATAGTTACACCATCCTCTAACATCATTTGCTCTAAATTCACTTCCATACCTAAAAGCGATTTGATTTGATTAATTACGTTATTTTTCATTTATGTGTTTTTTATAAAAACTTATTAATATTTGTTTTGTTGCCTTTTTAGTTTTCACGTACCATTGTACGCACTTCGTTTACGTTGTTTACAATAGATATTCCTTGCGAATTTTCGCTACCTATCCCTTGTGCTTGTAGGCTACCATCACAACACTCTTTGCTGTAAGAACCATCTTCACATAAACACGCTTTGTTACCACCTTTTGGCGATATTTCGCTTGTCGTTTTAAAAAAATCTTTTAATCCCATTTTATACTTGTTTTAAAATTTCTACTATTTTATTTATTAACTCTTGTTCTTCCGCATCTTGTAAACTCATCTCTAATTTATCAGCAAAATATCCCTCAATTGAAAAGCCTTTTACCTTACCGTCTTTTACATCTTGCCATACATCATCGTTGTTTACTTTCATTGAAATCATCCAAGTACCAACTGGCAAATTAAAGTTATATAATCGGCTTTTATCCGTTTTACTATCTTCAATTATCCAACTTTCAACTACTGATAAACCTTTTAACTTTTGGTCGTGTTCGTACGTTGCGTTGTTTTGGTTTGAGTTCATTAAAAATAACTCCGATGCTTGGCGTACCGTATCTTTAGAAAAGAATATATAATACTCCTCTTTCTCGTTACGTCTAAAAATTTGCTTATCTGGTATCAAAGCTGCACCCATTAAAATACGCTTTTCAGCATCTACTTCTTTAAGTTCTATTTCGTGCTTGGATAAATAGATAAAGTTTTCTTCTATTGCAGGAGATTGAACAACTGATACGGCATCAATTCCTGATAGCTTATCTTTGTCGTCAATTACTAATTCAACTATTTTCATACTTTAATAATTTATTTTTTTAGTTTTTGTTGCATTTTTAAAATAATTAACTATCTTTGCTTTGTGTTCATAACATAATTAACAATGTTTAGGTTGATAGGTAAGTAGATAAGCAGTCGGGCGTGGCTGCTTATTTAGTTTTACCCAATCGTTGCGTTGTTAACTATGTTTCTATCCAAACTTTGTGCGCTTGATACTTCCCCACTAACTACATACGCTTTAATTGGATTGCTTGATAATTGCGCTAATTGGTTTGCTCCGCCTGCCCCTACTACGTTAAAGTTAGCTGCTTGTACGTTTGGAACGCTTGGCGCGCCACCACCGCCACCGCCACCGCCTGCTCCTTCATCGAATTTAGTAGACGCAATTTTAGATATATTTGCAAGTCCTGCCGCTACTACTGCTGCTGCGAATACCGCACCAAGTATTGGATTCCCTGCTGATGTGAATGCTGTTGTCGCACCTTTAAATGTGTCAATTGTTGCTGTAGCTATGTTAACTGCCTTTTGAACTTCAAACGCTTTCTTTTGTTGTGCTTTAGATTTACCTGCAAATAAAACCGCTAAATCTCCAATAGCTGTTAAACCTGCTTTTGCTGCATCAAATAATTCATCTCTATGCTTTTTCTTTCTTTCCTTTTCTTTTTGCTCTAATATCTTTTCATCCTCAATTTGTTTATTCATTATTTGAATACGCAAAGCAGAAGTAGACTCTAAATTAGCTGCTTCATTTAGTTTCCGTTCCTTTTCGGCTTCATCTTTGATTCTTGTTTTCTCATCTTCAATAGTAGCAAGTTGTTGTAACTCTAATGCGTAAATTTCATCTTCAGTAAGTGCTTTTTCTTTCTTATCTTCAATTGTTTGTT